GTTCCTTCTTTGGCAACAACGACGTGACTCTTAGTTGGGTGAGAAGGCGTACGCTTGGGTTTGTTGAAGCCCGCAACGCCAGCTCTTGCAAGACGCGGATCACGCTTTGTCTTTCTTTCCATACTCTCCATACTTTCCGAGCACTGCTCTTACTGTGCCGTTCTTGTTGAGTCTGACAACCATTCCGTCTCTAATGATGACAGAGTTGAACTTCTCGCGTCGACGGTATTGGCCCGACGACATTACTTCTTCTTTTTCTTAGCCTTGCCAGCCTCTGATAGAGCAATAGCAATGGCTTGCTTGCGGGACTTGACTACTGGTCCCTTCTTGCCTGAGTGAAGGGTTCCACCCTTGAACTCACGCATAACCTTTTCAACTTTCTTGGCGGCAGCCTTCTTCTTCATTACTTAGCGCCCATCTTCTTCTTCATTCCTGAAACTTTCTTCAGGCGTGGGTTTGCCTTGACTGCCTTCTTGCTGGCTTTGCGAGCACCAGCCGCAAGGATTGCTCCAGCGCGTTCCATTCCAACACCCTGCTTTGCGGCAATTTTCTTTTGAACCGCTTTGAATCCTGGGTGTGCCATTTTCTTCGCCATTATTTTTTGCCCTTCTTCTTGGACTTCTTACCGTATTCCATCTTGCGCTCTTTAGCACCTTCTGATTTTTCGTGCTTCATCTTGGCGGATTTGGATTTGTACTTTTCACCCTTGGATGACATTACTTCTGTCCCTTCGGATACGCTCCTGGAGCACCCTTTTGTAGGTCCTCATAGGACATAAATGGCTTGTCGTTTACTCCTGCTGGGTACTCTGTGTACCAGCCTGGATGATCTTTAGGATTGTATTTGTTATTCTGTAAATTTGGATCTTTTGCTGTAGGCATTGTTACTCCTTGAAGGTAAGTGTATTTCCATCGAATGCTTTGCCAGATTCGTTGGAAAGTCTGAGCGCTGCATCTATATCTTTTTGCTTGGTAGATATTGGCTCTACTCCCTGCTTCACAGCAGAGTAATAGGATTCCAATTCTTTGTTGTCTTTCTTTTCTCTGTCTTTATCCCAGCCTTGCCGAGTAGGGAAGCACCCTGCAAATGCAAAGTTTGCTGCTTGCAGACAGTCAGAGTATGAGTCGTGGTCTTGGGTCTTACACCCAGAGCGACAGTTAGGATTCTTTGTCATAATTATGCAATCGGTTCTAGGTAGTCAGAATAGCCTGCATCTATCAGAATCTGGGCTTCTGCTTGGGTAAGAACATATTCGTGTCCACCAAGATAGTAGGCATCTGCGTTAGCCAAATCATCTTGATATGGAGTTTGAACTTCAGTCACAGTGGTTCCATTGACAATCAATGTGTAGGCACGAGGGATGTCAGTAATGAATGGATTGATAGGACCAGTTTCTGTGCCGCCAGTAATTCTTCTGGCAGCAAGACGTGAGTACTTATCAAAGGTTCCATACTGAGCGCCCCAAGTTTCCCAGCGCCAAGGAGTTGTGAGTCTGTAGTCCATTACTTCCTTTCGTAGCGAACTTACCGTTAGGCAGAGTTTCAAGGCTCTGCCCAACAGTCAATCAACTATGAGATTGAAGATGCAGTTTCGATGCGGTATAGAGCCGCTTCACGAAGACGTGCGAAGCCACCGAAGTAGTACCAGCCGATGGTGCGGAAACGACGTAGTGCGTCGATTTCTGGACCGATAACGGTTGAAATATCTGCTGCTTGTGCTTCAGCAAGTGCTTCACGACCAGCAACGACTGCCTTGTAGAGAGTCACTGCAGGTGATGCACCGTTAGATGCGGAGAGAACACGTGGTGTCTCTACGATGTACGCACCTTCGATTACGCCGACGGAGCCAGCGACGAATGGTGTACGGTCAACGTACTTGGTGAGTTCCTGGAATCCACCAGTTCCCGCTTCAGCGCGGAGATCCGCAGACTGACGTGGGTGGACGTATGCAGCATAGAGTTCGCCGATACGTGGAACTGCCTTGTTGGTGCGGAGCTGAGTTACAGCTTCGCGGATGTCTGCAACTGCCATTGTTCCAGAAGCGGTAACTCCTGAAGCGCCTGTTGCTGTACCACCGTAGATTACGTTGGTTCCACCAGTGAGAACGTTTGCTACAACTACGTCGATAGAATCGGCAGCGTTGTAAGCGATAACGTCTGCAAGAGCAGCGTCAACGTCGTTGAACGATGTGAGGTTCAACTTCTTGGTGGTTGTAACTGCGTTTCCGTACTCATTGAGAGTTACGGTTACAGTTGATGGGTTGCCGAATGCAACTGAGGAAACGTCTGAGGATTCTGTCAAAGTACCAGTCGCTGTTGCGAGGTCTGAGTAGATGGAGAATACAACTGACGATCCTGGCATAGCCTGTTGCACTGGCTTTACGTCAGCGAGCGCACGCATTACTGGAATGCTGCGGAGCGCCATACGTACATACTGGTCATATGCTGTTTTTACGAGCGCCGTAATATCGGAGGTCGTAGTCAGCGTACCTGTAGGTAATGCCACTTTAGTGCCTTTCGTTTAGGATCGGATTAGAGTCCAGACTGCCTAATCACTTCATCCAGTTCTTCCTTGCTATTGGCTGACATCAAACGACGCATAATGTCTGCTTGGAACTCAGGAGTATTTCCTGTCTCTACAGCATTAGTCATACGTTGATAAGCCTTTGCTTGGGCTGGGTCAACATTAGGTGTTGCCTGGGTTTCGGCCTGTTGTACACCGAATACATCGGCGTAATCTTCAAGCCATTTAGATACAGACTCTTCAGTTGGGTCTATATCCTGTGGGATAAATGAAGCGATCTTCGTATTTACCCCGCGACTAGCGAGGGCATCTTTGATTGCTCGTTCTCTATTTGATTTAGCAAGTGATTCGTACTGCGCCTTTAGTTCAGCGAGTTCTTTATCTTTTTGCTTTGTTGCTTTACGCAACTGTTTGACGAGATCGTTGCCATCATTGGATGGCGTATCAAAGTCGTCTTCTTCGTAGTCGTAGTTGGACATAGGTCCTTCTCCCTTTGTTAGTTGGTTTCGTAGACCTCATACAGATTCGGGGACTCTCTGTATGGCTTCTACTACTGGTATTGGTGTCTCTCTAACGGGCCAGTCGTTCCGTTAGCAGGCTTAGAATTGCCCTGCGCGTTCGCGGGCTAGTGCGCCTTTTGTAACACCTGTCTGACCAGAGAACTGAGCGGTCTCTAGTTGAGCAAGTTGCTTGCGCTTCTTTTCTGCTTCTACGGCACCAGTGGTGCCAAATACTTCTGCTTCTGCGGTTGTTTGGGTGTATGGTCCCATTCCAGATTTAGCATAAATGTCACCAAGTTGAGTTGCTCGTGGAAGGAATCCGCCTATTGTTTGAAATCCTTGACGTGCTTGCTGTGCAGTAACTCCATAACGAGCAAGTTCTTCTGCTCGTGATAAACCAGTTGCAAGTCCTGCTTGCATAGCGCCTGCTCCAATTTCAGCAGCAGTTACTTTGCGCTTGATATTGGTCAGCGCTTGCTGTGGGTCAAGAGCATAGGCAAGAATATCTCCGCTAGATATGTCAGGGTAGAACTCACGGAGAGCCTTAGATACTTCTGGAGCTGCGTTGATAACGCGATTCTGTGCCGTCTGAATACGATCTTCTAGTTCCGCAGCAGAAACATCACCAGCAATAAACTTTTCAAATCCTTGCTGAACTCCCATATCACCACGTGTGTAATATGATTCTGGTAAACCATAATTACGCATTACATTTTGATACTGGTCTTCTAAGGTGATATATTCAGCCTCGGATAAAGCACGCAATCCAGCCCTTATACGTTGAGAATTAGCAGCAAAGCGTTTCTTGTAAGCATCAGTATCGCGCAAACGAATAGTGAATTCTGCAGGTGATAAACCATCTACAACAAATTGTTTCAATGGCTCAACAAGAGCACCAAGTCCATACTGTTGAAACTGGCTAAAAAGTAAATCATAAGCAGATTGACCTTGACGGCGTTTTTCTTCTGCTGCAGCCTGTGCAGCTTGTTGAGCAGCAAGTGCTGCTGCAGAACCAGTAGAAGTGACACCACTAGGAGTCGCAGTAGTTGTAGTAGTACCTACAAGTCCACCAGTTGCTGGGTCATACCCAGATATAGCAGTTGCCTCTGCTGAAGTCTTGCCTTGTGATATAGCAAGGTCATATTGTTTTTTTGCAGTAGCAAGGTTTATTGCTTGACCACGAGCAACCCCTGTTAGTCCTTGTAATGCTGCGTTATATTCTTCTTCAGTCAGGTATGGTCTTCCGCCTTGCTCTGCTGTAGTGTATGCGTCACCAAAGTATCCAGACTTATTTACTCCGCCTCTTATATTGTAATATTCTTCAGCAGTAGGAGTATATGTTTCGACACGACCTGTTCTTTCATTTATTACAGGTCTACCAGATTCATCTTTTACTATCTGTGTAAATGACTCAGCGTTAGCTGCCATTAGTGCTTTTTGATTAGCGGATAAATCATCAAAAGCAATTTTCTTGAATGTTGTCTCAGCCATTGTTACCCCTGGAATCCAAAGTCACGAAGTACGCCAAGTGCTGCGGTTGATACTTCTTGTCTTGCGTTATCGGTGTATTGCCAGCGTGGGTCTTTACGAACAGCACGCTTGAAATCAAAAATAGACATTTCCTTATCTGCTCCATAGGCAGAGCGAAGAACTGGATCATCAAGATTGATTGAATCTGGAGTTACTTCTAATAATGCAGCCATAGTATTGCGATATGGAGCATAGATATTGGCTAGATTCAAGCCCTCATCGAGCAAAGCCCCAACCTTTTCAGGCAAACCTAATTTAGCCTGAGATCTAATAATACGGGAAAAGTTTTCAACATCTTCGCCACGAGATATACGTTGCAACCAACCATCAATCTGGTCGCCAAAATCTTTGTTCAAATCAAAACCATTGAGACGGGCTGTATTGCGTAATTTATCAAGGGCTGTACCTGCTTCACCAGCAGCACCTTTAGCAGTAATACCACCAGTCAGGTCATCAATAATTGTTACATCATCAATGCCTTCGTTATAGAACTTTGTTAGAGTGGCATCGTCAGCAGTGATGCCTTTTGCTACTAACTTTTTCTTGATACCAATAAGCCAAGACTTGAGACGTTCTTTGTATAGAGTCTCATTCTGCTTACTCATCAAGATACGGCTCTGAGTATCAGAATCTAAGCGACCCCACTTGGAGCGATTCCATAGGTCATCAGCAAGTGTTTGATTCTTAGCCTCTAACGCTGCTTTGATTTCTCTAAGTTCTGCGCCATATACTGGGTCATCAAGAAGAACCTCAAATACACCGTATCTGCCAGTAAATAAATCTGATGTAGCACCAGTCTTAGGATTTACCTGTGGAAGAGTTGCAGCTAAAGTAGCGGCTTTTTTCTTTCCAGCCGCTAATGTTGCCTCATCTGTTGGTTCAGCCATTATCTCAGCCTCCCATCTTCTTGAATGCCCAGTTTGCAAAGTCAAGATTCTTCTTACGCTCTAGCGCTGCAGGATCTGCTTCCTCAAGAGCGGATGTAATGGTCTGACCTAGAGCCTCTGCTGTAACTTCAGGCTTCTGAATGGTTACATTCTCCATCTTGCCAGTCTTAGGGTTCTTGACTTGCTTAGTTGTAGTAACGGTGCCTTGCATAACCATCTTATTTAGCGCTTTGTTTAGGTCTTGGTACCACGATGCCGTCTTGTCTGCATCAGTAATGGCACGACCAAGAAGATTCTGCGCTGTTTCATCAATCTTTGCAGCCAACTGTTCTGGTGCATATTGATAGATAGAACGTGATGGAAGCGCTGGGCCTTTCTTTTGACCGCCAACATACCAACCCAAATACTGGTCTGGAGTAATCTTTTGTTTTCCATTGGATGTTGCATACCAATCGGATGCTCCATCTACTGACAAATCCCACAAAGTACGAGCCTTGATTTGGAATCCTGGAGCACTAGTATCAATGCCATTCTTACGTAAGGTTTGCAACCATTGTTTTTCTACATTAGGATCTGTTAGATATAAAGCCTTAGCCTGTTGGGTTGTAAGGGTTTTATCAGAATAGGCTTTGCCTGTATCAATCTTTTTGCCGCGAATAACGCCTTTAGCAGCAGGCACTTCGGTCTTACCTAGATACACCTGATTGGTGTAAGCACCAGCGAATCCTCCACCGCCAGATAGGTCACTATCTAGACCAGTCAAGGCAGACGTATTATCACTACCAATATGACCAGGTATATGAGTCATTACAAGCCCTTCCTCAAATCATCTTTTTCAAGGTAACGTGTATAGATTCTATTGAACGTTACATCTTGGTCGATTAGTTGCCCAGTAAAGTTATCCCACGCAGCCTTGATATCTGCATTGCTTTCGTTATCAAGTGATTGACTCTTACGGGTAGCAAGAGCTGCCCTTACTCTTTCACGTCCTGCAAGGTATTCAGCCATTGTTTTCATATCTGGACGGTTTGCCAGACGTGGGTCCTTGATGGTTTCATTTGCATAACGTAAGAAAGTTTGAACTTTGTTTATATCAATCTTGCCACGAGCATCTGCCCAGTCACGATTCTCTGCCTCTAGTCTTGCCACAAAGTTAGCTTTAGCCGCTTTGAGATCTTCAGCGCCTTTAGACTCTAGTGACTTTAGACCACGAGCAATGCGTGCTGCTTCAATCTTATCCATACCCTTGTTGTAGATAATCCATCCCTTTTCAACATTGGTATCCTTGATAGCATCATAAGCATCTTGAGATTCACGGAACTTGGTTGTGCTACCAGGAGCAACAGATAGTTCACGTTGCTTCTTGTAGACAGCAGGGGAGAATTCACCAGCATTAGCATCGCCTACTACAAACCATCCAAACTCTGGGTTCTTTGCAATCAAGTCCTTGAACTGAGTTGCTCTTTCATCAGCCTCAATCGTTGCTGCAACACCAGTATTGTTTTTAGATAAGCTGGTTGTAAAGATATAATAGTCATCACCGTACAGTTTGTAGAATTCTTCTGCTGCGGTAAGAGGGTTTTGCTCACGCAACCTGTGAAACTCATCAATGAATAACTGATATGGGCTACGTGTATTGGTAGCAAATGGCAATGTTAGTCTAGAGGCTGCGTCAAGAAGAAGTACTTTGACAACCTTGTTATTGATTTCAGAAGCGGTTGGCTTAGTATCACGAATTCCTGCATCATACTTAGCGTTCTCTTCGGCAGCAATTAGTACCGTAAGATTCTGTCGCCCTGGGTCATTGACATCAAGGGCTGCCATAGCCTTACGAACACCAGCAGATTGAATCAAAACATCAGACCAGCCAGTTCCCTGCGGTCCATATGGAAGAACTTCTTTGGTGAGGAAGTTTCTTTCCAACTTAGGGTTACGCTTGACAAGTTCTGACATTGGAATCTGCACGAACCATCCAGCACCTGGATTCCACCACGCACCGCCTTGGAAGATGAGGTTGAGTGATGGCTTTGGAATTGAACGAGGACGGTCACCTAGGAGCAAACGCTTAGACCATTCACCAGGAATGTTGATGTATTTGATACCATCGCGTTCTTCAACCATACCCATACGATCTGGTGATTCATAAACTGTTTGAAGTTTACGAATTACAGATGGGTCATTGATAATAATTTTGCCCCATTTTTCCACCACGTCAGCAAATGCTCCAAAGAATGGAAAGATATAACGCAAGGTTGATGCTGCATCTACACGTTCTGATGTGTCATAAAGACTGCGACGCATTTCTGCTCTAGCCCATTGGCGAGCGTTACCTTCTAGCTTGCGTAGATATGCTGCTGGTATCTCATCCCCTGGGTAGGTATCAATAGCATTACGAACCAAGGAATCAATACGCTTACGGTATAAATCTACAAAGATAGGGTTACGAACAAGCGCTCTTTCAGGTGCCTCACCAGCCATCTGATAGAAACGTTCTTGGAATCTAGACCACGACTGTGCAATAGATGATGTTCCATTACCCTGCGCTACTTGAGCAGCGTTGACAGGTGGACGATCTGCAGCATTTCTAAAGAACGCAGCAATATCATCAGTATTGATTGGTCTTTCAGCAGCAATACGTTTGAGCTGTACAGCAAATGGTGGGAATAGGTTGTCAATATTCTCTAGATTTGCCTCAATAATTTCATCTACATTGCGACCTAAAGCAAGGTTACGCAAAATCTTACGACCATCAGGGTCTTTGAGCAAGAATGCTCTAGCCTCTGCAATCAACTTAGGACGTGGTTTATCTTGTAGTAAAATACTAGTAAGTTTAGAATTACGCACTTGACGGTTGACTACACGCTGGTAAGCGCTAACCCAGTTCTCATCATTACCGTTGATAATAACAAAGTCGCCTGTGGTCTCAAATGCGTTACGCATACGAGTACTTGCATCTGTGAAATGACTATCTACAATCTGTGATGCGTTAGCAATAAAGCGGTCACGGATGAATGCAGCCCTCTCAGGAGTTGCACCAAGTGCATCTTCTACTGTAACTACCTTATCTCCGACGCGAATCTCGTTTAGACCCATACCGTACTTATCTACAACCTTGACTTTACCTGCAAGCATTGCATCAATTTCAGTAATTTCTTTAGCGATAGTGTCAGGATCATCAGCAACAGTCATCAAAGCCTGTAGTTCTTCGCGCTTCGTCTCCAACTTGACTGCGTTGCTCCACTTGAATATGTCTTCAAGGGACCCACTCTTGAACTTTGAGTTGATAAGGTTACGACCAGCAGCACCTAGACCACCAACGACACGATTCATAATCGCCATAGGTCCGATTGTGGACATAATACGTAGGTAACCTTCAGTTACGTTACGAATTGGGTAACCAACGCGGGCAAGAACCTCAAACTTTAGCAGTGAATCTAAGCCATCTGCCATACTGCCAAACTTATTTTGACCTTTGACAGCAAATTCGTAGACTCCATTGCGTTGTGCTCTGGTATAACGCATCAATGAGTTGTACATCTGGTCTACATCTAGAGTAGGTAGCTGACGTACAAGTTGTGATTCGTTCAAAGGTAGAGCAATAACGTGCTGAATCCCATCCATACCTTCAATAGGCTTTACTTTTGCACCCGCTGGGATTACTTGACCAGTAGCACTCTTTGTTGTAGCTCCTGTATAAGCACGTTCACGAATAAGATTGTAAGCACTTTGGCGTGCGGTTGAGTATTTTCTCCACGCACTTCGTACATCATCTGTATTATTGAAGCCAAATTGACGAGCAATGGTATTGAAAACTTCTTCTTCAATCTCCTGATAGGCACGCGCTCTAGCATCAGGATCTGCAGCAGAGGTATACTTGTCAAAGAGAGCATTACGTTTTTCAACTGTAAACTCAGCCTGCTTTACATCTGCCTCAATACGAGAAATCTGAGTCTTGATAGACTTTGCCTCTTCTGGAGACTTGACAGCATCTAACTGATTTCTCAAATCTTGTATCTTGGTTGCGTAAACAGCCTTCTGCTTGTCAGAGAAGTTACGGACTCGACTAAGCATATTGTCAATAGTTTGGACAGATTGATTATCTGTGAAATCAACCCAACCTTTAGGACGCTTATATGCAAAACCTTGTGCAAGACGGACTACAGGACCAGCAGCACCATTGCGAATATCAGTAAACCACTGACTGCGGTTAGCGGCTTGGCGTAAATTTGTAATAGTTCCAAAGCGAGGTAGTGCCTCTGGAGACAAAGTTCCAGCAAGATCCATCATCTTGTAACTATCATCTAGTTCTTTTTGAAGAGTCTCAACTAAGAGTTCATTCTTTTCTAGATTGTCACCTTGATTGACAAGATCCATTGTGAACTGACCAGTGGCATCTTCACTCTTGCCAAGAAACTTTGCTTGATAAACTTCATCTTGAAGATTAGCAATCTTGATAGCAATGTTCTTTTGAGTTTCAATAAGATTTGCTGCTGCTGTAGCATCACCCATTGACCACTGAATAATATCTGCCTTAGCCTTATGACGTAGGGCTATATCATCAATTTTATTTGCTTCACCTAAAACATCTGCAAGAGTTGCAGGGTTTCCAGATTCACGAATAGCCTTGACACGGAACAAATCTGCTGAGTTCATTCCATCAGTCTTCTCTAAGAAGTCTTGGAATGTAGCCTTGATACGCTCTGCTCTCTTACCAGTCTCTTCACCAGCAAGGACAGCCTTGAGTTCGCTAGTTCCGCCAACTGCAAAGCGGGCTGCACGAGCAGCCTTGAGGCCTTTACCAACAAAAATTGTTGGGTCAATAACAAATCGAGCAACAACATCTGTAGTAAATGATGAGAAACGACCTACGGTCTGTTCACGGAAAGCCTGTTCTCTTTGTTGCTTATCGTAAATGTCAAATTCATTAGCGGCAAAAAGTAAATGATCTTGAATAAACTTATCTGCTTTGTCACCAGTTTTACCTAGTGTGACAGCATTGATTGCATCTTCAACAAGGTTGATTGGTTCACCAACAAAAGTCTTGATGAAAGCACGACCTGGAGATACCTGACGAGCTTTATCCCACGATTCACGAATCTTGGTTGGGTCAACTCCACGTCCTGCAAATAGCGGGTTATTCTCATCGCCAAGTAATAAACCAAAAGAGACAGCTTGGGCAGAAAGATTATAGGCGGTTTCTAAACCTTGAAATACTTTACCCCAAAACCCAGGTGGCTTTGCTTGTTCAGCGCGGTAGTTTTGTTGACGACGGTATGCGTCAATAAACTCTTGGCGACCTGATGGGTCTATAGCCTTAGCTACATCCAAAGGGACAGACATTGAATTTGTCTTATCTTGGTTGTATAACTGATTGAAAGCACCCATTGCATCAAAAGCGGAAGGGTTACCTTTCTTCTGCATCTCTGCGTATAGGCGCTGCGCTATCTCGCGTTCACTCATAGAAGATTAGCCCTAAGAAGCCTTACGTAGTTTCTAAATGATTGCGATGATGAAGGTGATTGAGCGATTGATTCAAGTGCAGGAAGATACGATAATAGTCTTTGACGATCTGCATCTGAATCAGCAGGTGGTTGATTGATGCCTAAAACTTCTGGTCCTGCACCATTACCGATTTGAATACCTGTAGTAATAGGTTCATCTGGACGTTGTGTTGGCGCGTACAATGGAGTTACTGGTTCGCCTTGTGCAGCGGCGGCGCGAACTGCTGATGCTGGAACTCCACGTACATCTGGAGTCTTAGCCATCTCAGCACCTTGCTTGATTGCTTTTTGCTCTACACCTGCACCATATTCTGGCGATTGGAAGGATAATCCATCTGTTCTTTTGGAGAACTTGCCAGGACCTGATACGCCTGCCATTGGCCCTCTAGCCATTGTTGTCCTCCATCTTCTCTAAATCTGATGTGAATTGTTCCCACACTCTGGAAACTTTTGTTTTTCTATTTGCGTTATACACTGCTAAATCTAAAATCTCTGAAGCGAACATCTCAATGGCTCGCATTATATTTACAAATAAACCTGAAACTACTACGAGAAAATCAGCGAGAGTGATAGAACGCGGTACATAATCTTGTTCTTCGTCCACGTTCTATCCTCCCTGAATAACACTAAGCCTTCTTGCCTTTGCGTGCTGCTGGAGCATAACCAAAGTCAACTTTTCCTGGACCTTTTGGCTTTGCTGTATCCATTTTGCCCTTTGTTGGCTGTTGCATTGGAGCCTTTTCACGACCACCTTTTTTCATATTACACCTCCCTACCCTGCAATAGATGCGAGTAACGTAGCAATGTCTGGACGAGCGCCAGCAGCAGGGGCCGCACCCATTTGTTCTGGAGTTGGCTGCGAGGCAGGAACGGGGGCCATACCTGCTGCTGGAACTTGTTCGCCCATTGGCATTTCTGGTTGTGGCTCTGGCATAAATACCTTCTCCACAATAGTCTCTAGCTGTAATCCCTTTTGACGACCCTTGATTACCTCGGCGATTCGAGAAACAATCTGAGAAGGATCCTGACCTTGTGCAGCAAGCGCTGGGATAGCCTGGGCATACTGAGCAACAGCAACGCGCAAAGAATCGCGCATCTCTTCAATGTCAACACGTTGTTCTTCTTGAGTAACATTTAGCTCCATTGGAATTTCGCGGCGTACATAATCACGTGATACAAGTTTGTCAGAGCGCATCTGTAGCAAAGCAATGATTGCGTTGTTTGGATTCATCCCCGACATAATTCCGTAGCGCACATCTACGCCGTATTCACCAGCGATAGCCTTGCTTGGAATGTACTTCATATTGAATGGAGTACCGTCGTCAACGCCCTTGATTTCTTTCTGGATGCTGCCAAAAATCTTTTCGTCTACTTCAAAGCAGAGCGATACAAGTTCAGTAAAGAGGCGTGCAAACTGTGCTTGTGCTGCACGAACTTGTGTATCAAAGCCTGCTTGGAGTGCTTGAACTCCACGACCTGTGATGATAGAGGCATCAACGTTACCGCTGCGTACTTCTGGGTAACGAGCACCGAGACGAAGTTCACGTTCTAGAACGCCAGATTCAGTAAAGACTCCAGGAGGTAGTTCTAGCGGTACGCGACGGATTGCCTGTGGATTAGCAGAGCGCATAATGGAATCAGGGCCAAGTGCGAGTTCTTGGACATCCTGTGGAATAGCAATCGGTGCTTGAATAGATTTCTCTGCTGCTTGAATTTGTAATACAGCAAAGCGAGCACGAGCAAGTTGTACCGCTAGAATATCATCGAACTGACCACGTGCTTCGCCATCAAGTGATGAACGAACAGCAACGCGAGCCATACATTTTCCAACAGGGTTAGGAATGTTGGATAGAACGAGGTTATTGCGTTCTGGGATAAAGATAATATCTTGGTCTTTGTCGTGGTAACGAACCAAGGTGACTGCTTGTGCGCCAGATGCCAATGGCATACGTGGCATAATCTGTGTAGCAAACTCTGGATATTGCGCTGCTAGAGATTCAGCATCGCTAATTGTAATCTGTGTAATGGAGATGCAACGACCAAATCTATCAATCTCTGGATAGACACCGAATGGATTGAGCAAGCGGATACGTGGATTGTTATTCTCGTAATCCATCTCTACCATTGCTGGAAGCATTCCGTAGGTGTTGAACCAGTCAGCTCCGTTGTACATCTGAATCTGTAGTTCAGAACCTGAGACGTAATAGTTAGCGATACGGGTTCTGGTATCTGCAGCCTTGCGTGCTGAGTCTGAAACCATATTAGTAGCAGCGCAGTTGAAGGATGGAAGAGGTGCCATCACTTCTGCTAGGTCACGGGCGGCTACATCGACGAAGTTAGCAACAAGAGGTTTGGGGTATTCTTCTGAGAACATAGCAGGATAGACCTTGCTGATGTCTCCTTGACGTACCGATAGTACGTCGCGCATACGCTGATCGCGTGGTGCGTACTTCGTTTGAAGTCGCGCAACCTTAGCGATTACCTCTTTGACTGTAAGCACTTGTTCTCCTAAATGAACTGTCTGTCTTTTTCAGCAAGCAGTTCATCGATATTGATGACTTTACGTTTGCCTTGTTCGTATCGTGATAAGAATGGATTTCGCATATGGTGGGTAGTGTGAATACCTTGGTTGAGCCATTCACGCGCTTTGATTTCACAGAACCAAAGAGCCATCACCATATCTGTCTTACCCTTGGTCGTAGGTGACCAGGTAATAAGTTGTTCTATCAAGCTCTTGATATTCTCTGTTTGGTCTGATGGAAGATGAATCAGATTATCTCTATGATGCTTTCCATCTTGCTGCTTGGTACCAAAGAGGGTGGACATAGATGCCACACCGAAGCCTGCATCCCACTTGTTATTACCAGTGTGGTGCTCTCTTAGTACAGTTCCTTTGGATGCAAGGAATTGTCTAATTCCCTCATCTTGCGTGAGAAAAGATTGAAAGGCATTGCGCTCGACGATCCATTCCGAAGGCGCATATACGTTAGTCCAATCGGTAATGAGTTGTCTGATTTGTGCAGGCGTAGGACGCGTAATCTTGATAGCGTCAACAATGTAGCGCTTATGAGATATCCGATCAACCGCATAACAGACTGCCGCTGTGTCTCCGACCATTGCTGGGTCCAGTCCACAAATAAAACTGAAACCGTTGAGGTCTTTGGGATGACCTGGATTGCCAGGCACCAATCGACCTGCTTTTCGCATTCCATCGATAGAGCCTTTCACACATACAGGGTCAAAGATTGCATCATCAGATATATCTTGCTGTTGATAAATCAAAGCCCACGTAGAGGCATCCATCGCTTGACGCTCGTTGAAAAGGTTACGTCCATTCCATCGGGGCCATAGACCTTCTTCGGTCTTCTGCTCTTCTGGTTGTCCATCAAAGGGTTGGTCTGAGTAAGGCCAGAGGGTGACCCACTTGTCAGGGTCTTCATTAGATTCCAGCAGGGCTGGCATAGCCAGATAGGTCCAAGGAACCAGACCACCAGGGTATCTATCCTGAGAACGTAGTTCTTTGTATAAATCTACTGCAGCTACGCGGGTACCGATAACGATGAGCTTGCCTGTCGGGTTGAGACGGGAGCGTACATCTTGGGTAAGCCACTTGATCTGTCGTTCAAAGTCATTAGCGTTAGAGAGCGTTACTGCGTCGTCAATCAGAATCATATCGGCACGCTTACCGTAAATCTGACCACCAATACCGACTGCCTCGATATTGGGGTCCTTCTCCGATGACTCTCGGAGTTCATCACCGAAGGTGACACGAGTCTGCTGCCAGGAGGCAGTCTTAGATTTGAACCCAACCCCAGCGGCGTATGCCTGCTGTAGTTCTTCGTACATTGGATGCGTCAGTCGCTGCTTGATAGCATAAAGGAAGTCTGCGGCTAGACGCTGGGTTTGGGAAACTATGAGAACTCTAAAGTTCG